TGACAAAGAGTAAAAAAACTTGTATAATAGTATAAACTTTCCAGGAAACTAAATGTCAGAAGTCAAAAACTACTCACCCGACTTGCAGAAATTGTTTGTTCAATTTATGTTAACAGACCCTCAGTTATTCACTAGAGTAATGGGCATTATTGATAATAGGCATTTCGATAGACCAATCCGTGATATCGTTGGATATCTAATCAATTATAGTGAAGAATATTCTACTATGCCAACTGTTGAGCAGATTAAAGCAGAAACTGGCCAAGAGATAGAATTACTAGAAGACATAGCAAAGCATAGTGATTGGTTTGTTGATGAGTTTGAAACATTCTGTAGACACAAAGCAATTGAACGAGCAATCGTTAATAGTGCTGACTTGCTCGAAGAAGGCAAATATGGTGAAGTAGAAACAACTATCAAAGATGCAGTTCAGATTGGATTAGCAAGGTCTTTAGGTACAGACTATTTTGATGACCCGAGAAAAAGACTTGAAATGCTTAAAGATAATAATGGGCAAATCACTACAGGTTGGAAAGACTTAGATGATAAACTTTACGGTGGTATTAATCGAGGCGAAGTAACTATCTTTGCTGGTGGTTCTGGTTCTGGTAAATCTTTGTTTATGCAGAATATGTCATTGAACTGGGCAGAAGCCGGTATGAATGTTGTCTATCTTACTTTAGAATTGTCAGAAGAATTATCAGCAATGCGTATCGATGCGATGGCAACTGATAAAAGCACTAGACGAATATTTAAAGAACTAGATGATGTTGAGTTGAAAGTGAAGACTATCGGTAAGAAATCTGGTATGCTTAGAATTAAATATATGTCTTCAGGTTCAACAATCAATGATGTCCGTGCTTATCTAAAAGAACTTCAAATTGTAACAGGAAAAAATGTAGATTGTATATGCATTGACTACTTAGACTTATTGATGCCTGCAACTAAGAAAGTTAATCCAGGTGACTTGTTTATTAAAGACAAATATGTCACAGAAGAAATTCGTAACTTTGCTATGGAATCACAGACAGTTGTGGTGACTGCTTCACAGTTAAATCGTTCAGCAGTAGAAGAAATTGAGTTTGACCACTCTCATATTGCTGGTGGTATCTCTAAAATTCAAACTGCTGATAATGTGATTGGTATCTTTACGAGTAATGCGATGAGAGAACGTGGACAATATCAACTTCAGTTATTGAAGACCAGAAGTTCGAGTGGTGTTGGTTCTAAAATAAATCTAGTCTTTGACAGAGATAGTCTTAGAATTAGTGATTCAGATTTAGAAGATGATGATTTAGCAGTAGGAACACAAGATTCACAAACCTCAAAAGTTATGGATTCATTAAAAAGAAAGAATAGTATTACTGACACTAGTGATTCCGCTATACCACCGGAGAAGACAGATGCTTCAAAAGACCTGAGAGCAATGTTGAGAACAAAAAAGTCTACTCCATTTGATGATAATTGATAAATACTGTTGATAGAGAATTATCTCTTGGAGACCAATTAAATGACTAAGAAACCACGCAAAAGTCTATTTGAAGAACTAAACTCTATGGCAATTTCTAAGAATGAGCCAGAGAGATTTGTTGAACAAAAGGGCGAACATATTATTTCTGGTGCAATAAACCTTATTGAATTCATACACCGTGAATTTGATGAGCAGATTGCGGTAGATTTATCTAAGCGTTTGGTTAATAGTATAAGAACTGGTGACTTGAGAAAGTTTAAGCGAGGAATAACTCATGCTAAAAGAAAACATTAGCCTTGAGCAACAACTTGAAGAACTAAAGGTTCTTTCTGGTATCTATAAGCCATATCAAATGGAAGATACTAAACAAGAGAATATCTCATATACAGGTACAGAAAAATCTAAGCATCAGAAGAAACATAAAATAGAACCAGGAACAAAAGAGTGGTTCAAGTTATGGTTTTCAAAACCGTATATGACAGGTGAAAATCCATACGGGGATAAGTAAGATGAAAGTTGAAGATATATTAGGCAAAGGTCGTCAAAGAAGATTTAGAGGACCAAGAAAACCTCGAAATAAACAAGTGGGCTTTCATCAGAAGATGAAGAAATTATTAGATAAAGCCCTAAAAGAAAGTGCTAGAATTCAGCACTTAGAAGACCTCGTTCTGGGTCTTGATGGGCCAGCAGGAAGTGAAGGTGGTAAAAAAGCAATCGCTAAATTACACCAGATAGAAACTTCTCCTTCATCAATTAGTATCAAATGGGATGGCTCACCAGCAGTTATCTTTGGTCGTAATGAGAATGGCGAATTCGTTCTTACAGACAAAAGTGGATTTGGTGCTAAAGGTTATAATGGCAGAGTAACAAGCAGTGATGACTTAGAGCAAATGTTTTTAAACAGAGCCAAAGGCGAAATCGAGGATAGTCGTAGAGAATTCGCAACCCAAATGAAAAATATATGGGACAAAGTAGAGAGTGTAATACCTGAAGACTTTAGAGGATACTTACACGGTGACCTATTGTGGTTCTCAACACCACCATCACAAGATGGCAGACTTATTTTTAAGCCAAATACTACAACATATTCAGTGAACGAAAAAAGCGAAATAGGTCAAAAGATTGCAAGAAGTGATGTAGGTATTGTAGTGCATCAATCAATCGATTTAGAAGGAAATAAAAGTAGTGTAGATATGGGACAACTCAGAGATGGCAGAACATTTATTATGCCACCTGTCTATGTTACTACATCTCCGGGTGTTGACTTGCCAGAAGTAGACCGCTTAGAAAGTTATTTAAAATCAAATGCAAATGCAATTGATAAGTTACTAGCAGTGCCAGCCGAATTAAAAATGACAGATTTTCGTAACATTCTTTATACCTATATTAATAACAGTACAAAAGCAGGCAACTTAGACAACTTAGGAAATAACTTTAGCGAATGGGTAGAAGCATCAAAACTAAGTGGACCTAAAAAAGAAAGAGTAATTCAATACACACAAGAAAATAGTGATGGATTTGAAGCAATATTTACATTTATTAAAGGTGTAATGACTACAAAGAATAAGATTATTACAGCATTAGATTCTCAACCAGCAGATATAGAAGCCAGTACAAATGGTGAAAGAGGCGGAGAAGGATATGTAATAGACAAAGATGTGAAACTGGTAAATAGAGCAGGATTCACAGCGGCAAACATGAGGCAAGAGAGATAATTTTTTAACTACTAATAATAAGACAATGGGCAAAAGAGCAGTACCACACGTGAAAACACCAAAAAGAGGACAGAAAGCAAGTAAAAAGAACCTGTCACATTCAACTTTCGTAGCAAAGAGACATCCTAACAGCAAACGTGTTACGAGCGGAGCAGTAACATAAGATAAATACAATAAAGGAAAAAATGATGTATAGCAAAGAGTGTAAATTACATTTAGAACAAGTAAATATGACTCGATGGCAACATTTCAGGCATGCGATGAGTATTGCGTTTCGTTTGTTGATAGGTGCAATTGCTGTGTTCTTACACGGATTTGCTCCTAGATGGTTTAAAACAACAGCGACAGATACTTGCGTTGCCATTGCAAAAGAAAACGGGAAATAAAAAGATATGAAACTGACAGAATTGACACAACAATCAGTAGACCTTACTGAAGAAATCACATTAGAAGACACACAAGACTTCCACGAAGAATATGGTTATCTTGCATATTGTGAAGATGGTCTTTTCGAAGCAGAATACCAAGGGCGTACTGTTAAACTAAACAAGCCTATGGCAGGTGATGTTAAGAAATTTAAAGTTTATGTTAAAAACGACAAAGGTAATGTAGTTAAAGTGAACTTCGGACAAAAAGGTGTCAGAATTAAAAAGTCTAATCCAGGAAAACGAAAGAATTTCAGAGCAAGACACAATTGTGATAACCCTGGACCAAAACATAAAGCAAGATATTGGAGTTGCAGAAAATGGTAAACAAAGTTCAGTTTGTCAACACTCTTTCTGAAAGTAGATTATTCAGAACTAAAAAGATGGCAAATGATGTTAATATTAACGATGCGGCTGATTTAGTCTTCGTTCATTTTCTTATATTAAATATTTTTAATAAAGATTATGACTTTGCCCCACTGGCAGGTGATATAGCATCTCGTACTATGTCTTACAGAAATTTTGATTATTTCAGAACTAATGGCACAGATATGTATATGGCTCTTAATCGTTTGATGGGTAAAGATAATGATATTGGTGATGACGAGAAAGATGAGATAGCAAAAGGCAGACTTATGCTACAGAAGCCAGATATTCTAAGATTTTTACTTCATTATTCTAATAATAGAAGTGATTCATCATTTGAGCAAAGATATCTATTAAGATATCAAAGAAATTTAAATGTCCAAGATGGCATGTTAAAGTCTGTTCGTAGACTTGTAGGAGACTGGGACAACTTAAGTCAAAATCAAAGAGCATTAGTTGTTACACGATTAGTTCAGTGGATGCGTAGAAAAGCAAGATTGGCAGAAATAATGCCAGCACTTCTAAAACTTCAGAAACGAGGTAATTATATTGTGGATGATAGTGAAGATAAAAAGAAGAATATGTGGGATAAACCAATCGTAAAAGCAGCCGCTGGTATCGGAGCAATCGCAGCCGCAGGTGCCGCAGGCAGGGCATTAGGAAAAAGAATAGGTGCAACAACATATAGCACTAAAAGAGGCCAATTGGGCAGACCATTTGATAGAAAATAATTAAATTAATTAAATTAATTAATTGAGAGAGGAGACATAATGTCTCCTTTTTGGTTTTACTTGAAGATTAATTCCTGGCTACAAATGATAAATACAATTAGAAATTTAATTTAGGGAGATGCTATAATGGCTGAGAAAGAACCAAAATTAGCACATTTAGAAGCAGAGAGTTTAGAGACTCACGTAGCAGTATGCTATGAGAGATATCATCATTTTAATAAGTCTTTAAAAGACATTAATGAGAAGATTGATAAAAACGAAATTGTAATGGAAAAAGGTTTTGCAGAGACGAAGAAAATTTTGATATGGACAGCATCAACTTTATTTTCGACAATGCTAATTGCCTTATTTGCACAGATGTTTAACTTTTTAGGCTAATAAGATGTTATTTGAAGAAATTGCTGAAGAGATATATGAAGCGAAACTTGTTTATGCCCGTAAAGGCAGAAGTATTGTTCGTAAGTATAGATGTAGTTCAGGAAGACTCAAAGGCAAGACAGTAACTAAACCTGGCAATTGTTTTAAACCAGTTAATATGAAAAAACGTTTCACATTAGCAAGAACAAAAGCAAAAATGGGCGCTAGAATGAAACGTAAAGCAAAGATGACTAAGCGAATGAATCCAGCGAGTAAGCGTTTAAAGACACTAAATAGACGATAACGGAGAATATAATGTCATTAAAAAATGAAATAGAAAAAGAAATGTTTGCTGAAAGTATTGAGGATAGAATCCAAGATATTGCATCTCTTATTGATTCTCCAATCGAAGATGTGCAGAAAAGAATGAAAACATTAAGTTTTTCTGATTATATTGAAGTAATGTCTGCATTAAAATCTAAAGATGCATCTGCCATTAAAAATACGATGGGATTAATGGAGTCATCGAATGAAGAAGATTGCCCTGCTTGTCATGGATTAGGTTGGGACCAGAGTGTAACTGCTGACGAAGATGAAAGAGGGTGTGATGAATGTGGTGGCACAGGCAAGATTGAAGAAGGTTGGTCAGAACTTCCTGCTATGCCAGACAAATATCAAGCCAGAGACGGACTAGAAGGTCCTATTATGACTAAATCTGGTAAAGTTGTATACTATGACCCAAAAGAGGGCAGTTATTATGACCCAGATACAGATATTTTTCTATCGTATGATGAATGGAAATCTTTAGACGAAGCATACAGTACAGGTTCACAAGGACCAGATGCTAGAGGAAAAGATGCATATGTTGGCGCAGATACAGAAGAACCAGTAGGTACAACATCGGCACAAGACGCTCAGACAGGACAAAAACTTAAAACAGCAAGAACCCAAGCAATGCAAAGACTTGGAAGAGATAATTTAGGCGGTGCGACTGCGGCACAAACAGCAGATGCAATGGATAAAGCAGAACAAGGCAAACCATTGACTCCAATTCAAAGACAAGCAATGGCATATCAAGCCGCCAACTTAGACGGACTATCAATGAGTCCCGAAACTAGAATACAGTTTAGAAATTTACTTAATAGGCTAAGAAAAGCCGCTGAAAAAGAGCAATAATGAAATTAAAAGAAATATTAGGTGGATTATTTGTAATGATTACTGAGGAAGAGGAAGATTTAATAACTAAATATTTCTCTGAAGGAGATTATGTAAATGAATCGCAATTGTCAGGAAGAGAACAAGTCTTGGCAGAGAAATTAACACATAAGGGTGTGTTAGTTCCCACAGTGCGTGGATATAAAACTGTTTAACAACTAGTAGGAGTTCTAAATGTCAGTACCAAGTCAAAAAGATGTAAACATGATGGCTAATCTAATGAAAGTTATGAATGGCGAAACTGTTAAATTACAAGAAGAAACATCATCTCAACCTAACTCACCAGCACCAATCGATTTAACACCTGGCGTAAAACGTGCAGATGTTGATGCTATGGCGAAGATTATGAAAGGTTTCAGCGAAGCAACTACAAGTGTAGCACACAAGGTAAAGAAAACAATCACTGAGTCTACCAAAACTGAAAAAGGTGTCAAAGTTGGTGCATTTTCAGTCGAAAAGAACACAGAAGACAGATATGATATATTAGATACTCGTAGTGATTCTATATTATTTGAAGGTATCAAACTGTATGAAACAGTTTGTTGTATTGCTAATCACCTGAATGAGGGTAAAACAATTAATTCACCAGAAATTATGGAAATAATTAGAATTAATGAATTATTCGAACGCCACTATAACAGTGCAGTTCAACATAAACACTCGTATCAAGTTGCTAAAAAGGCGATTAATGAGGGTAGAATGGACATCGCTCAAGCAAGATTTTCACAGGCAAAACACGAGGCTGGAAAATATAAACGCAAGATATCAGACCTATACGAAAGTATAATTCTTTAATAATATTATAT